CAGGTTTTTAACAAAGGTGTGATACAGATACAGAGCTACATCGAAAAGATTAGGGCGAGAAACGCAAAAAGTAGAATATGAAGAAAGTTGCTAAGTCACTCGTTAAGAAATACTCGCCCCGCTGGTGGAAGCAACAAATCACTATCTCTGAGGACCGCCGTAAACGCTTTATAGGCGATGCTGAAGAGTCCATAAGGGTATACAACGCCCAAAAGCAGATCGACAGCTTAAAGGACGCTCAGCGCCGTCTAAACGTATGGTGGTACTGTATTAACACCCTACTTCCTGCCTATTACAGCTCTACCCCTAAAGCAGAAGTAAACCTAAGAAAGCGTACAGGTGGCATACCCTACGAGCTTGGTAGCATTATCCTAGAGCGAAACACTCAATACTCCATGGACTGTCACTTTGATTTTGACAGAGTTGGATACAACGCAGCACTGCAATTCCTTCTTACTGGACAAGCCGTTTTGTGGGCTAGGTATGAGCCTAAGTTTGAGACCGTATTCCAGCAAATAGCCGTTATACGCAACGAGGACGGTTCTTACTCTGACGGTAATGGTAACCCCTTCACCGATGAGCTAGAGGACATTACAGAGGCTCCAGGGGGCCTATTACTGGCGTCTGTTAAGGTAGAGCAGAAAGTAAGTGAGCGAGCTATTCTTGAGGTAGTTCAATACAACGATTACTTCTGTTCAGACGCTAGAAACGAGTCAGAAATAGAGTGGCAGGCAAGACGAGCGTTTCTTGATAGAGACCAGGCAGAGGCTCTATTCGGTGCAGAAAAAGCTGAGATGCTCAGTTATGACAGCTTTCCAGAGGTCATTAAGAAAGAAATTGCTAGAAACGAGGACAAGTACGACGGCAAAGCTGAAGTATTTGAAATCTGGTGCCAGGCTACAAACAAGGTCTACTGGATTCAAAAGTCAGGCGACCAAATCCTAATTGACGAGACAGAACCACCAATTAAGTTTGAAAAGTTCTACCCATGCTCCGTTATCCGTCAAAGTCTTGACCCAGATAGCGTTATCCCCGTCTCAGACTACGCTCATGTAAAAGACCAAATCCTAGAGGTAGAGCGACTTACTACTCGTATCCACGCCGTTACCCAAGCAATCCGCACTAACTTTGCGTACGACTCAGCTATGGGTCAAACCATTGAGCAAATCTTCCAAGATGACCTTAAAGGCGTTCCTGTTAATAACTGGACGTCAAACCAAGGGCGTGGCGGTCTTGCTGCCGCTATGAACTTCTACCCAGTAGAACCATTCATTAACGCTCTAAACGTGCTTCAGGGCGCACGACAGACAGCCCTACAGCAGCTTTATGAAACCCTAAAAGTATCTGATCTGCTCCGTGGTACATCAGAGCAATACAAGTCAGCTACGGCTAATAGACTAGAAAACCAGTGGTCTAGCCTTGGTCTCATTGTCAGACAAAATATGTTTACCAAGTTTGTAAGCGATGCAATCGCTAATCTTGGCACAATTATTGCGGAACAGTTTGATGAGCAGCGCATCCTAGAAATTGGTGATGCCGATGAGCTTATAGCCCCAACAATATACCTACCACCACCTCCTCCTCCTCCAGTTGGTCCAGATGGTATGCCACTAGCTGAGCCACCCCCAATGCCTGATATGGCTCAGATGGTAGACATGGTTAAGATGCAGATTCTTAGCATCCTTCGAGACAATAAGATGCGTAATTACCGCATTGAGATTGCTTCCGATTCAATGATCGCTATCGACCAGCAACAACAGCAGCAAGAAGGCGTAAACCTAATTCAAACCGCTGGTGGATTCTTTGACCAAATGCGAGGTCTAGTAGACCAGTATCCGCCGCTAGCTGAGTTCAGCATTAGCTTCTTTCAGAACATGATTAAGCGCTTTAAGGGAGGCAAAGAACTTGATGGCATCTTTACGAAGGCTCTTCAACAAATTGCGGAGATTGCTAGGGCTAAAGAAGAGGCGGCGAAACAACCGCCACCACCAGATCCAACCATGCAAGAAGTACAGGGGCGCTTGCAAATTGCACAGATAGAGGCTCAAACCCGTCTGCAACAGGCGCAGATGGAAGCTCAAGATAGAGCGGTGCGTAGTCAGATTGAGATTCAAAACCAGCAGCTCAAAGCTCAACGTGACCAGCTTGACGCTCAAATCTCAGTGCAGAAACAGCAAGCAGAAGAGTATTTCAAACAACAAGAGTTGGCACTTGCTCAACAAGAGTTGCAAGTTAAGCAGTCAGCCGTACAGGTTGATATGCTCAAAGTTCAGTCTCAGGCGCAATCTGAGTCTGACAAGGCACTCATCAAGCAAGAAGCTAGTCAGATGCAAAGCATCATTGAGATACAAAAGCTTGAGCTTGAGCAGATGCGTATGCGCCTCTCTGAGTCAGAAAAACTCATGGAGGAGCGCCGACTTGCTTCAGAGAATCAGCTTGAGCGCATCCGTTTGAGCATGGAAGCAATTCAAACAAAGTCGCAACCAATAGTTGAAGCGGCACAACAACCAATCGTAATTAACAATATTATCCCAAAACGTGGTAAACGTCGGGGTAAGATAATGAACGATGAACTCGGTAATCCAACCATTGAGATGGAAGAAGTGGAGGACGAGGAAAATGAAGAAAACGGTAAGACCGAGAGCTAATCAATGTCGGATAATGTAACAGTCTCTAATACTCCAACGAGTAGTAATCCCGACATTCCTGTACGCACACTCGATAAGAGTGGTAAGCAAGTACAAGTAATGGCGATTGATTACGGGGGGGCTGGCTCTGAAAATCTTACTGTTCCTGATTTTGCCACAGAAACAACACTAGCATCAGTAGCTACCGAAGCTACGTTACTTAACATTAACAGCGCCTTATCATCTGGCTTGCAAGCTACAATCAATTCCGATGTTCTCGGTGTAGCTGTAACTGGACAACGAAACAATGAAATAGAGATTAGCTTCTTTAGCTCGTTTAATACCGATGTAATTACAAACACCACGGCCAATGGTGGTTCGGCAACTATTAGTGGCGGTCACGCAAGGTATCGTACTGGCACTAACGCCACAGGCTCAGCAATTGGTGAAAGTGTTTATAAGTGCAAATATCGCCCGGCGCATGAACAATACTGTTTCTTTACCGCTGCTTTTACAACTGGCGTAGCCAACAGCGTTCAGCGTATTGGTTTATTTGATACTAATAACGGTTTTTACATTGGGTACGAAGGCACATCATTCGGCGTATCTTTACGCACTGGCACCGCAGATACATTTATTGCTAGAGCAAGTTGGAACGGTGATCCATTAGACGGTTCTGCTGGAAGTAAGTTTACTCGTGGCGGAACACCAGAAGCGATCAATCTAACCTACAGTAACCTATTTCGAATCAGATTCGCATGGCTTGGTTCTGCTTCAATTACCTATGAAGTTTTCAGTCCAGATGGTGGTTGGATTGCCTTTCACACAATTCGCATACCCAACTCCCAATTAAATCCATCAGTTCAAAACCCTGAGTTGCCTGTACGATTAGAAGTTACTAAAACATCTGGCGCATCTGATTTAAGTGTTTATTCAGCTTGTTGGGCGGCTGGTACTACATCCGATGTATTGCCGATTTCGGAAACATTAAACGATTATACACTGGCCAAACTTACTCGGTCCGTAATTACAGGTGAAACAAGTGCGGGCGGTGGTGGATACGTTAATGTAAAGGTAACACCATCTGGATCTCTAACTGTAGCTCTTGGCGATATAACAGGCGTCGTTGGTCAGCAAACAATGGCCAACAGCTTGCCAGTGGTTATCGCAAGCAATCAATCAGCAATTCCAATAACTGATAACGCTGGTTCGATTACTGTCGATGGAACAGTTGCAGCCACGCAATCTGGCACGTGGAACATCAATAACATTACAGGAACAATAACACTTCCTACTGGAGCGGCGACAGAAAGCACTCTACAAAGCATTGATAGTAAGATAACAGCTTGTAACACAGGGTCAGTTACTATCAGTACACAGTTACCATCTGGCACCAACAACATTGGAGATGTCGATGTTTTGACACTTCCCAATGTAACGTTGGCCAGTCAAATTAACCCATTCACTACCGCTATACCAATCTCTGATAATGGTGGATCCATAACTGTAGACGGCACGATAGCCGCTACACAATCCGGTACTTGGAACATTAACAACATTTCTGGCACCGTTAGTCTCCCAACTGGCGCTGCTACAGAAACAACACTTTCTAGTTTGAATGGCAAGGTTACCGCTTGCAACACTGGAGCTGTAACAATAAGCACTGCGCTCCCAGCGGGAAACAATAATATCGGCGATGTTGATATTGCCTCACTGCCATCAGTAGTGGCCGCTACGTACTCATCCTCATCAGTTACATCAGTAACTTCAGCGGCTACTTCCACAAGCATACTAGCTAGTAACGCCAATAGGCGCATGGCTATTATGGTCAATGACACCGACAAAAACGCTTATGTAAAATTAGGCGCAACCGCTAGTACCACTAGCTTTTCGTACAAACTTGGGCCAGGTCAAACATTGGAGCTTCCATTTCCAGTTTATACAGGAGCAATCGACGCTATCTGGGATTCCAGTCCAACAGGTAGTATGCGAGTGACGGAGATTAGCTAATGCCTGTTTATGGTTCAGATACTCCAGTTGGCGCAGGTATGTTGTGGTATACAAACACAGCTCCAGTAGGATATTTGTTATGTGACGGTTCTGCCGTTTCACGCACGACGTATGCTGCGTTATTTACGGTTTTAGGTACTACCTACGGTTCCGGTAATGGTTCCACTACCTTTAATTTGCCCGATTTACGTCAGCGATTCCCAATTGGAAAAGCGGCTAGCGGTACAGCCAATACGCTAGCTGGAACAGGGGGAGCCATAGATCACACTCATTCGGTTCCAGCGCATTACCATGGAATGGGTACGGGCGCAGACTTAAACATTACTAGCTCCGGTTCACATTCTCACACAGCCAGCACAACTGCTTTTGGCGAAGTAGCTGGCTTAACTAACCAGGGTTATAATAATCCGCCTAATTGGTCACGAGTAGTAGTTGGAACTGTTACTGTAAATGCCGCAAGTCATACACATGCCTCAGGAGACTTTGCAGGTAAAATCGGTCTCGTTACTGGCGGTGTCGATGGTAACGCTAGCATGACGTCTGGTACTCAAAATCCACCGTATTTAGTAGTGAACTACATTATCAAATACGCATGAGTCTGATAGTCCTATTAAATCCAAAACAATACGGAGGGACAATAGAGACACCCGATACCAGCGATATTCTGGATCGGTACATTAAAAAACGACGTAAACGGAAAACTGAAGAGGAACTACTAGAAGAGTATTTAGCGGCGCAAATACTTGCGGGACGTAGAGCGGAAGCATTAGCTGCTAAACAAGCAGCGGAAGATGCCCTAGCCAAACTACAATTAGAAACACAAGAAAAAGCAAAACGAGTCAGATTCTTAATGATGTTTATGCTTATGGAGGATTGATGAGCAAATATAAACTATTTCAATACTGTCACGTAGCTGGCAAAGTAGTACCTATTGAAGAAGTCAAGCGAGAATATCAATCTAATGCACGAGACCTGTTTATTCAGGATGAGATGCCACCAACTCGCAATCCACTTAACCCTAAAGAGATTTATACCAGTAAATCAAAGCTCAGGGCGGCTTATCGAGCTGCTGGAGCTATTGAGATCGGAGATGCTTATGACCGAGGTTACAGACCAGATAAGGAACGTAACACGGCTGATAAGACAGTTTCCGCTTTTATTAACCAAGTAAGAGAGAGGTTAAACAATGGAAGATAATGTAACCGAAGTTGAGCGTGATGAAGTTCCTAGTCGTGAGTCCAGCGGTGTTAACCTCAGAGACACCCTAAGACAACAGCTTCAGAGTAAAGACGAAGGCGAGGTAGAGACCGAACCAACTCAAGAAACAGAACACGAGGGCGAGGAACCAGCAGCACTTGAGGAACAAACCCCTGTAGCGACGCCTGAACCTGAGCGACCTTTGTTGGTAGCTCCTGCCGATATGAACGTTGTCGAAAAAGAAGCGTTCCTTAACCCTACCCCTGCCAATGCTCATATTCTGCAACAGTACCTTAATAGACGTGCCTACGAGACTAAAACACAGTACGACCGTAGGATGCAGGAGGTCAACCAGCTTCGTGAGCAGACCAAAAGCTACTATGACGCCATCAAGCAGTACGAGGATGAGTACGCCAAGGCAGGCATCAGCATAACCGACGTTACCAAGCGAGCTATTGCCTGGGATAAGGCTATGCAGGCTAACCCCGTAGAGACTGCCCGTGAGTGGCTTGAGTCCTATGGGCTTACCTTAGAGGAGCTAGCGCAAGCCCCACAACAGCAGCAGCCAGCCAATTACCTAACTAGGGAAGAGGCAGAAAAGCTAGCTGAGGAGCGTTATAGGGCTTTACAGGGCGAGCAAGAGAAAAAGGCGCTTGAATACTACAACCAACAGATTGTAAACTCATTCATGAGTGGCAAGCCGCTATTTAGAGACCCAGAGACAGCTTCGCAGTTAGAGGCTGAAATGGCTCCAGTAGTGCAAGCTCTCAACAGTACGGGTCGTTACAGCTCTGCGCAAGAGGTCCTTGAGACGGCGTACAATTATGTGGTGAATGGCAATCCGACTTTTTCCCGTTTGCAGTCGAAAATAACGGCAGGTCAGGTAGTCCAACAGCAGCAAGCCACCACTCAAAAAGCAAAGCAAGCTGCAAAGTCAATTACTGGCTCCGCTGGCAGTGGAACCCCCAGGATACAAGTCAAAGATATTCGGGATAACCTTGCCAAGCGCTTCAGTGGAGAATGAGCCTTGAGGTTATCCCAAAAACTATAAGGGATAACTAAAATGGCTAATTTAGAAGAGGCAGTAGTAGCAACCCTTTTCGACCAGTCTGATGCGATTGCGGATGAGGTATTGCACCACAACCCGCTCCTTTCAACACTGGACGAGCAGGGTTTAATTCGTAAGATTTCTGGTGGTTATGAGCTTCGCAAGCCCATTATGTATAATGATGCGGCTGTTGGAGGTTTCTACCAGGGTTATGATTCTTTCGACCTTTCGGCGATTGATGACCTGACAGCGTTCCGCTTTGCCATCAAGCAGGTATATGAGCCTGTTGCGATGAACGGGCGTGAGCGTCGTGCTAACCGTGATGAGGCGCAGCTCCTTGACTTGGCTGAGGCTAAGATGAAGGCGGCTATCGCTCGATTGAAGAACACTGTATCCACCTCGCTTCGTGGCGATGGAACAGCTTTCGGCGGTCTTGAGTTCGACGGTATCAAGAAGGCAGTTTCGACTTCGCCTTCGTCTGGTACCTACGGAGGAATTGACCGTTCCGCTAACTCATGGGCTAGAAACTACGCCACAAACGTAACGCTTTCTGCTTCCAACGTTCAGGAGACCATTACGGACGTTATCAGCCGTCTCACACGAGGCGATGAGGCTCCAGACTTGGGACTCATGGATCGTACGGCGTGGAAGTACCTTCACAGCTCGCTCACGGCTATTCAGCGTATTCAGCTTCCCACAAAGAAGGCTGTAGCTGGTTTCCGTGTTCTCAGCTATGACGGGTGCGATTTCGTATTCGATGGTGGATTCGGATCAAGCGTTCTTGAGACTAACTCATGCCGACTGCTCAATACTAAGTATTGGACATTTGACATGGTTCGAGGCGCAGACTTCAAGCCACTAGCACCAACAATGGATCGTCCAGTTGACCAGGATGCTTTCTTCACCGTAATTCTCGTTGAAGGAAACCTCTGCTGTGCAGCTCCTGCGCTCCAAGGTGTTATTTACGCTTAATAAGGAGGGCTAGAAAATGTCACAGGTAGGATCATTTGGAGTTAATTACAAGAA